ATCGTTGGGTGAACAGTTGTTCGCTTTGGTGAGTGAACAGTTGTTCGCTTTGGTGTTCGCATGATGCGCATGGGTGGCAGTGTGGTGATGAAAATAATTAAATATTTTTTATTAAATAATTGTTGACATCGTTATCATTATGTGCTATTATAAATATAGTTAAAGAACACATTAACAATATTATAAGAAAGGTTGGTATTAATTATGAAGAAGTACACAGTAAACATTTACAGAAAGAACGAGACAGCAATGGATGGTGAAAAGATTCTTGAGAGAAGTTATAAGACAAATAGTTACAGAGACATGTTGAAGAAGCTGGCTCGTCAAAATGACTTTTTCTATTATGAGCATGATGTTGAAATTATCGATAATAAAACAAGAGAAGAAATTAATATTTTTTATTAAATAATTGTTGACATCGTTATCATTTTGATGTATAATAAATACATAATAAAGGAGGTGATTGAATGATTAAACGAACTGATTTTGGAAGAGATGTTCAAGTTGAACTAGCTCTTCGAGACTGGACAGCACAGCAACTTGCTGAACAAATTGGTTGCACAAGACAAGCAATCAATTTGGTACTCATAGGTAAACGTAAATCTAAAAGATTACGTGAAAAAATTTGTAAAGTGTTAGATATGGAGGTTAAAGATTATGAGTGAATTTATCAAAAATTTAGTGGAGCTTATCGACAATGAATATTACAGAATAAGCTTTAAACTTTTCGATGAGGAAGGTACAAAATATGAGTCAGAGTTAGATGGTATTGATGAAGCTCTTGAGCTTTATGCTAAGGCAGTTGGTAATATGAACTATATAATAAGTTCAGTTATTACATGTGAGGATGATGGAGAATTTGAACGACTTTCTTATATCGCAATTGAGACTACAAAGTTTGAAAGTCGTAAAAGCGCAATTGGTATTATTCAGAAATATCTTTTGAAGTACAGAAATCTTACGATAGAAAGGCTTAACAATATTCATAAGTAATTGAATAATAAACCGTCTGGTGATATAATAAATATATCATCAGACGGAAAGGAGATTTATATGAAGAAAATAACTGAAAAGGATTTATTAAAAGCTCAGGAGAAAGGGAAAAAAATTTTACAAAGACTTGAGCATGAAGGTTATATAATATCTGAGTATACAAAAGAAATGATTAACAAAGACGTTTCTAAAATGACTCAGAAACAATCGAAACTGTACATATCACGTATGACTAGGAAATACATTAAAAGTAGAGCGTCTAAATCTGCTGGTAAAAAATATTTTGTAAACATAAATCCTGTTTACTTACAGAAAAATCCAATTGTTGACATAAAATATAGTCAACGAGCTGCTCAATTACTTGGAAATAAAACATTTTCAGTTAGAAGTGATAAATATGGATTTGCAAATGATATTTTTAATATGTTACAAACAGCATCAACAACATATAGTCATTCAGTAGATGTTCAGAATAAAGTTAGAAATATCTATAGAGCTTTGAAGTTAGAAATTCCAACAGCTGACAATTTAGCTGAAGATGTCTTAAATCTTGAAAAAGAACTAAAGGAAAAGTTACGAAGTATTGACAAAGATGCATTCATAAATTCAGTACATTTTCAAATGTTCTTAAAAGAAGGTGTTTATTCAGTAGAGACAGTTGCAGCTAGACGAGAATTGTCATTAATGTCATCTAAGCAAACTTTTAAATCAAACTATTCGCTTGATTATGATAAAGTTGAGTCAATTTATGACTTCTTTCAAAAATCAAGTCAATGGCAGCAGGTAAGAAAACAGTTCAAACCTTCGGATGATATGGAATTTGACAGTTTTTTAGACAAAGTTTCGGATGCACTCGACAATAATGAAGTTACAGTTAAGGATATTGATAGACAGCTTATGAATTTCTCAGGACATAAATCATTAACTAAAGTTATTGATGATGCAATTATTGAAGCTAAGAAAAGAGGATAATTATGGAAAGAGTAACTTGGGATTATGATGATATCTATAATATTAACTTATCAACATATAAAATAAAGAAGTCGAAGAAATATAGTGAAATTCACTTAAATAATATTTTCTGCTTCGATATTGAAACATCAAACGGTTTCAGATTAGATAATGGTAAAGTCATTGCATTCTCTCATAAGAGATATGATGATTTTATTAAAAAATCACAGCGTTTGGCTCTGCAGGGGATTAAGTCTGATGATAAGCCTGCTGAGTTCAAAAATCCAGTTTCATTAATGTACGTGTGGCAATGTGCGGTTGAAACAGATGACAACATCATTACATTTATGGGTAGGACGTGGGGTGATTTTGAAACTTTCATTGAAAAACTCAATGACAGTATTTTGAATTTTCAAATTTTTGGGTCGAACTCAAAAATTGAAAATATAGAAGATTGTGACTATAAGAATTTTGTTGCTAAAAATTATACTAATAAAGTTGAAGTTCATATGTATGTACACAATTTGTCATTTGAATTTCAACATCTTAGAAATACTAAATTCAGAATGAAACAAGTATTTGCAAGAGAGATGAGAAAACCAATGAAGGCAATTTTTGAGCTTTCGAATATTCGTGTCACGCTGCATGACACTTTATCACTTGTTCAGAAGTCTCTCAGAAATTGGGCTAAGGATTCTAAACTGCCAGTACAAAAAGAGGTAGCTATAAATTATCTAAGAATAATGACTCCTGAAACTCCACTCTCAGATAAGGTTTTAAAATATTGCGTTGCAGATGTAGTCACAATGGTTTATGGCATGAAGCAGTATAGAAGTAAATATAATAATAGGCTCTCGGAAATTCCGATGACTCAGACAGGAGAAGTGCGACAGATATGTCGAAAGAAAATATCCTCGGTGAATCGAGATTGGGCTGAGAGTTGTTATTACATTGACCACACCTATTCTTTTGAGTACTATAGAAAATTGGTTTCCGCATTTGCAGGTGGATGGACTCACGCAAATCAAAAATATGCTGACAAATTAATGCACAATGTTATATGTTATGACTTTGCATCATCATATCCATCGGTCATGACTTCAGCTCGGTTTCCAGTTTCATCTGCAGTTGAAATTGATGAAAAAAGAATTGATGAAATTGATAAATTAGACATTGAAGATAGAGATTCATGTTATCTATTAACAGTTGATATTTATAATTTCATAAGCAAAACTTGGAATACATTTTGGAGCTCTTCAAAAATTGATGTTGATGAAGACGGTAATATTCTTTCAGATGCATTAGTTTTAGACAATGGTAAAATAATATCTGGAGATTATGCTCGTATAACAATGACTGACTTGGATTGGAAAACATTCAGAGAAGTTTATGATATTGAACGATATTCAGTAGTATCAGCATATGAGATGAAAACAGATTATTTACCACAAGAGATGATTTTCACTATTCTTGATTATTTTGAGAACAAGAGTAAACTGAAAGGCTCTGGAAATGATTCACTTTACAATGAGTCAAAACAATTCATCAATTCAATTTATGGTTGCTGCGTTATGAAGTTAGTAACAGATGAAATCTCATTTAAAGGTGATTGGGTTAAACATATTATTGCGGATGAAAGTGAATTTATGGAACTTTCAGGATTACCAGATTCTGCTGAGAAAATAGAGAGGGGAATTTCACAATGGTTTACAACATATCAGATTGGGGTGTGGGTTACAGCTTGGGCAAGATATCGACTCTGGCAGATGATTAAAATACTTGATGATAAAGTTGTTTACTGTGATACAGATAGTATCAAAGGGTTATTCGATGACAATGATATTTCTTTGTTTGATGATTACAACAATCACATCAGTGATTTGCAACAAAAAGTTGCAGACTATTATAATTTTGATGTTAATAGATATAAAGCTTTAACAGCAAAAGGTAAAATTAAGCAACTCGGTATATTTGAAAGAGAAGATGATTGCGAAGATTTTAAAACATTAGGTGCTAAGCGATATGTTGCAAAACATGGAAATGATGTCGAAGCTACGATTGCAGGTCTTCCAAAATCTGCAGCATCGGCTCATATCAAAGAAGTTGATGACTTATGCAATAATATCTACTGGACACCTGCGGAGTCTGGTAAACTTATGGCACATTATGTTGATGATATGCCACACACAATTTGGACAGACAAACAAGGTAATAAATATGAAAGTGATGATAAATATGGAATAATGTTAGAACCAGTTGGGTTTGATTTATCATTAGCAGCTGAATATGAAGAACTTCTTAATTTCTTATCAGGAAATTCTGAGTATTATAATATTACAAAAGTATTGAGGTGAATAATATGGTTATGATAGATATGACTGAAGAACCTGAGACAGAAACTGATTTGATATTCAAGGCAACTAATCAGGTTGATATCAATGGTTGTTCGTTAATGGTTCCAATTTATACAGATGGTCAACTCGTATATGTTGATGATTGGATTTTTGAACAAATTACTAAAATGGCTATTGACAAATACTAATATAAATGATATCATTATATTGTTGATAAATCCCATAGTTAAACTCACTTTCTTACACAAAAGAGCCAGTTCCTAAATAAGAACTGACTCTTTTATTATATCCATTCTAACATTGTATACTTACATGCTAAGTCTGAAAATCTTACATTGCCGCGTAGAAATTCTCTATTAAGAGTTTGTAGTGGTAACGAACGTCGTGCACTTTCAACATTTTCCATTCCATCAACAGTTAGAGCATAAACATATGGACAACTCTCATCAATGTTGCGACTGATATAATATATTCCGTTGTCATATTCTCTCATAGCATATTTGTCATCATTCTTAATAAAAGTACAAATGTAAAAACTTTGACCCCAATTGCCAGCTTTACAAACACACGCTTTACTATCATTCAGCCATGTGTTATGTATATTACTTTCGAGTTGTTTATTGCCGTTGCATGCAATGTTAAATCTACTTTCTCGTTGTTGTTTTGCAACTGCATCGTTCACAAATCTCAGTACAGACAATCCCGGTGCACGATAAAATTTAGTGTTTTCCTGCAGCTTACTCTCCAACTTCCACATGGTGAAATATGGATTAACGATTGTTAATGAGTTCGATGCCATGAGAACAGGAACACAACGGCTTGCTTGGCCCTGACCACGTGCTACTGACATATGCACATTCACCCACTTATCAACTTCGTTCGATAAGTATTTGTCAGCCTGAAATTCATCCATAAACATTATATCAACATCATAAAATGTTGAGGAGAATTTCTTTATTTTATCAGACGCATTAATGGCTAGAACATAACCGATTGTCTCATACTTTTTCTCTTCTTTTCCGTCATCGTTTACTACAACATATTCAAGATTTATATCTGAGTACACATTAGGTACTGCGACAGTTTCACATATATTCCATCCATCAAATTCTTCAAGCACCGCATCGAAGATACCTGATGCGACTCTACCTAACTCTGTTCCAGTGCGACATTCAAGTGCAAACTTAGTTCCAAAACGTTTATACAAATCAAGTAGTAAATAAGCAATGTAATATGTCTTACCACCAGTTCGATTTGATTGAGTTATGAAAATCTCAGGATGAAAGCCTTCATTATCCTTTCGAGTAATCCATTTGTTCAATGTTTCAGTTGATTCTTTAAAAGCAGGTGGAACATCGCGAAGATGTTCCACACAGTATTTAATCTGTTCATGTATATCCATAATCAATCTCCTTTCAGGAATCTACAACCTGAGTTGAAAAGATTCTCAATGTAACTACAAGCAACCTGTTGTAATCCAGTAACCTGCATGTTTTCAGTCTGCACGTAAGTAAATGTCTCACCGTCAAATGTTGAGAAATGTGGTGTATTTGTTCCATCCACCACGTAATCACAGATATGTGGCCGACCAGTTCTGAGCGACTTGTAACCGTAAATACTTAAATAATTGTCGTATTTCTGTAATATGTCATCTGCTAATGTAACTATTTCAAAAATGAATGAGATATTATACAACTGATATGCTAATAACCCACCACCACTTCCTGCAGTGTATTGGTCGTTAACATATGCTCGTTTCGTACTATCAAAAACGGCTGATGAACCTGTTCTGCTAGACATAGCTTCATTTTGAATATTAATTGATTGCTGAGCTGATTCGTAGTTAGCTTGAGCGCGAGATATTGAAGCTGCTTGTTCATTAACTATATTACCCATCCCAAAAATACCAGATACTGCACCACCAAAATTTCCTTGTGCAATTTGACCTATTACATTTGATACACCTGAAACTGGAGCTGAAATTGTACCTAATAATGCCGAACCTTGCCCTGCCATAGCCTCTTGTAAATTAGCTATTTTATCAGCTTGACCTGACATTGTATTTGAAGCAATTGCTTGACTATATTGACCACTTAAAAATGTTAGATATGAATCAATTGAATAGCCAACCTGTGCAAATCCGCTGTATTCAATACGCTCTTTGAAATTCAATTTTAACACATTACCACGAGTCCCCTCAGTTGCAATACCTTCTGTGTAATATTTATATTGAGCTGGAACTATCGCAATTGTCGGAAGTCCATTGCAATTCGCTAAAAGTCGAAATTCCACAAAATTACTTGATTCTGAGTTTGATGCGGATTCAAACAAATCAATTCGATACTCTTTCGTATCTAGTGGTGAAATTACGCGAATGTATTTAAACGGATATGTGTTAAGTTTTGGGTCTATATCTGAATCTTTTGTTAAATTAATATGAATTAATCGACCGTCATTGTCACCAAGTCCATCCATGATAAATTTTGGTAAAACATAAATTCCAACAATCGATGATGAGATACCCCAAACCGCAAAAAAATTTAGAGCATTATTCATTTTTTCTTTCCAATCCGTACTATTGTCATATTTAATTGCAAAAACTCCATAACTACGTGCAAATCCATTGTCCCAGCTGGTAAACGCGTTTGTTAAATCAGCATCTGATTCTCCGTTTATATAATCCCAATATGTTAAAAACGTCTCGGATGGTTTTGTATCAGTACTTTCTTCATCCATAGCTTCGTAATCGAATGCACTAATAAAAAATACAATATACCTACTGTTCAAATCTGACTCATAAATATTATCTGGCACTCGAAAACGTTCACCTACATATACGTCTGGTAAAAGACTTGATTGTGTCGTTTCCTTATAAATTTTTTCAAGCTCAGAGCTTACTGGTAAACCTTCATCAGTTAATAACTCAGGTACGTCTCGACGCCACGGATTTGCGACTGCTTTCTGATAATCTTCTTCTGTGAGATGTTCACGTAAAATACTACATGCATGATATGTTGCATCAAACATATATGTTTGCCAGTAGTCAATACTATATAATATGTCTGTTGTTTCATTGTTAACATATTCATAATCTAATATTTTAGCGTAAAACGTTACATTCTCAAATGAAGTATTTGTGAAAGATAAGTAATTACACTGCTGCACTCTTGCAGCATTAAATTCAATACGTAATCGTCCACTCTTTCGTATATAAGAGCAGCCTGCTTTTGTCACTAATCTTTTGTTTGCAAAGTATAAAGTTTGAGCATTTTTATTGCTAAAAACAAGCTGATGCCCCGCTGAAATCGGGACATCAGAATACATGTTAACTGTACTGTCGGGTATAATTAAACTCATATTATCTCTCCTCTCTAATCATCAGCTCTTTTGTTAAGCTGCAGATAGTCTTTAATATCATCAACATCTGTGCTAATATCACTCAGGTTTTCCTGCATAACCTCTAACTGAGCTAGAAATTTACCGTTCGTTTCCAACGCTGCATCAATCGAAGTTTGTGCATTTGATAACATAGTATAAAGTTTATCTTCTCGCTCAGTATATTTTGTGTTTAAATCATTCCAAGATTTATAAATAAAGTATGATAAAGCTAATACACATGCAATTGGGAAGCCGACATTAGTTATAAGGTTTACATAAGTATCCATCTTCTAGTCCTCCTTAACCTTTGAGTATTTCATTAACTCTCTTCTGAATTGTTGCATAGTCATAACCAGCGTTGGTTAACGCTGTTTTTCTAGCAGTGCCGTTACCCCATGTACCTTTGATGACTTCCTGTGCAATTTCATCAACCGTCTTAGTTGCTGTCGTAGTTGAGGTTGTCTTAGTTGAGGTTGTCTTAGTTGAGGTTGTCTTAGTTGAGGTTGTCTTAGTTGAGGTTGTTTTAGTGGTGAGCTTTTTGTTTACAGCATCAGCAATGTCACCCATGTGATTAAGAAGATATTCACCGGGACATGCCTTATTTGCAAACCAGCGATGTACTGTCATGTTCTGCTTATCAGGCTGTCCGATTAAAGTCTTATCATTCTTCCATCTGAGTGCATCGATGTTATTCCTCTTACAGATATCAACAAGCAATTCAATCAGTGCGTTATAAGCTGCATCACTTACATGCCATTCGGGCCCTTCACCGTCGTTTGCTACTTCAATTGTGATTGCTCTCATATCATTTGCTCGATTTGAGCTACACCAACTTCTGTCTTTCTCTTCAACATAGAGTGCAATTCTACCGTCACTTCCGATTCCGTAATTTGAACTAGCTGCTCGGCTTGCTTTTGCAAAAATATCTCCGCAACTCTCGATTGAGCAGTTGCCTGCCATGCAATGAATTGTTACTGTGTCAATTGTTCTACTTGAACTTACTGTCCGATTTGGACTTATTTTCTTGTATACTACAAGACTTGAATTTGTGAATGCCATATTAATTACCTCCTTTATGCAAACATATGTTCATATTATTATTATATATTAAAATAGCTCAATTGTCAACTATACAATTGAGCTATTATTATTAACTTACAAAATAATCATCGTTTACTGCATAAGCAAAACTTTTATAATATAAGAAACATATTGTATTTGTATACTGAGCACTTGGCATAATCAAGTCTGGATAATAATAATCCTTGTAATTCCAATCATACAGATTCCAGTTAGTCAAATTATTATCACTTGGTACAACAAACCCTAATCTCATGCCATTCATTGTTTCTGTTCTTTCTTCAGTACTTATAGCGGAAGCATCCAGTATACCTAAATTAAAGTCTGCTACATGTCCTGCTGTATCTCGTAATCGAGCAAATGCTCTCTCAACTAATTTACCATCGGAATCAAATGGTGTCCACTTATATACTACCATTCCCGGATTGTGATTATTAGCTAAAACTTCAATACCACTTTCTGACTGGTCGTCATAATGTACACGAGAGTAATAAATCGGGCATGCATACCATGGGGGATTTTCATCAGGTGGAACTAACATCACTCCAACTATTCTACTTCCGTCATAATTATACACACTTGTAACATTACTGTATACAAATGACCCCGGAGAATAAACTGGACATTCTGCTCGCATAATATTTTCATTTGAAGTATTGTAAAAATACCATTTTTTCATAAGTAGTCCACCGATACTATAACCTCCTGTCTCAAAAGTTGGATATAGGTAACTCATATCAATCATTCGAACCGCAGTGTCAGGTGCTGTCCCATTACTTTTAAGTTTACCGAGCTCATTTTGAATTAATTCTCTTATATGTCTTTCAGTCCATTCTCTGTGTGCCATTATTCATACCTCCAATCAGGATGTTTCTTTAACCATCTTTTAATTTCATCTTTTATTATCTCTATAATATGTCTTTCTGTCCACTCTCTCATAATATACCTCCTTAAAAGACAAATGCCGAGGAGCCGATTCGTCAAATCGAAAGCTCCTTGGCATCATATTTTCAGATGTACGAACCCAAGGTATAGCGAACCTCGCACATTTGTCTAATAATATTATAACATAATAGAGTCACTATTGTCAAGTTAACTATATTTATTGCAATAGATTGGATAAAGAAACATTACCTTGACAACCGAACAACATAGGTATCTTTAACAAACAATAACCACCATATCCGGTAGCTAAATTAATAGTGTTCTTATTATAAAGATAATCCCACTCAAAAATATAGCCACTGGTGTCATTCCATAATACAGCTGTGTTCCTACCATTATAAAGAGGTATCGCTCCATATTTATAGTTACACATTAGGAATGCTCTCATATTCTCATAGTTGCTAGTATAGTGTAAACTACCAATTTGAGTGTTGTTAAGTAATATTGCAATTGCAACTGAGTTGAAAGACAATGCAGTTGTTGGAGCACTCCATTTGATATAGAAGCACATGTTACATTCGAAGTAACTTGATAATGTAGCGAAGTTATATGTAATATCTGTAGTATATTCATAATATACATCTTCTAAAGTTGCACTCATTGCTGTATCACCAAAATCAAAACGACTTAATGTGAACTTACCAACGTCAATTTTTAATTGTTTAATTCCAGAACCAATTTCTACATTTCGTATAGCTGAGTATACACCACCACTTGTGACAGGATTATTACTTTTCGCAGTTGGAGTTGTGTCAAACGTTAAATTATTCTGTTTAGTATCTAACTCAGTCTTTGTAGCATAAGTTTCAGCTGCTTCAGTCTTAGTTTCCATGTCTGATATATCAGTCTTTGTAGCATAAGTTTCAGCTGCTTCAGTCTTAGTTTCCATGTCTGATATGTCAGTCTTTGTAGCATAAGTTTCAGCTGCTTCAGTCTTAGTTTCCATGTCTGATATGTCAGTCTTTGTAGCATAAGTTTCAGCTGCTTCAGTCTTAGTTTCCATATCTGATATGTCAGTCTTTGTAGCATAAGTTTCAGCTGCTTCAGTCTTAGTTTCCATATCTGATATGTCAGTCTTTGTAGCATAAGTTTCAGCTGCTGCCTTTTTAGTTACTAAGTTCTCTGTAATATCCTTCACTTCATCAAACGTAGCACATTTACTAATAGCTGTGTACACACCGCTAGATGTTACAGGATTAGCACTACCTGCAGTTGGTGTATCATCGAACGTTAATTTGTCTTGCTTTGTAGCAAGCTGTTCCGTTGTCACTAAGTCTCCCGTTTGGTCAAGTATAAAATTATAAATACCATTTGATGTTACAGGATTTTCAGAACTCTGTGATACTGTAGTATCAACTGTTATAGTTTCTGGTGATAAAGCATCCATCGCTCTGCGTATTCCATCAGATGTTACAGGATTAGCGCTGTCTAGTGTAGGTGTACTATCAAACGTGAGTTTATCCTGTTTTTCATCAAGAGATATTTTCACGTTATCTTTCAGAGCATAGTTATCAAGCTCATCCTGAGTTGCATAGTTATCTAATGCAGACAAATCAGCCTTACTGTCAAGGTCATTCTTAGTTGCATAATTATCTAACTCAGATTTATCTGCTTTAGTATCTAGCTCATCCTTTGTAGCATAAGTCTCAGCAGCTTCAGTCTTAGTTTCCATATCTGATATGTCTGTCTTTGTTGCATAACTATCCAACTCAGATTCATCAACTTTAGTTTCCAAGTCATTTTTCGTTGCATAATTAGATAACTCATTACTTGTAACGTAGTTATCTAATTCAGTCTTATCAACTTTATCGTTTAACTCATCTTTTGTTGCGTAATTATCAAGTTCATCTTTTGAAACAAGATTCTCTGTTTCTGATTTGACAAAATCATAGATACCTGACGACTTTACTGCATTGTCAGATGCTTCTGTAACTGCATCGTCAACTACACCAGCTGGTGAAACATTGCGAAGAGCATTATAAATTCCATCTGACGTTACAGGATTATCGCTACCTGCAGTTGGCGTATCATCAAACGTTAGTTTGTCCTGTTTATCAGAAACTTCATTTTTAGTCGCTAAATTCTGTGTTGCATTTGTAAGTTCCTCATCAGTCACATAATTATCAATTACGTTCTTCATTGCTGAATCAAAAGTCGTAGTGTCAACTTTAGTATTTATAAGCTGTTCCACTCTCATACCTTCATCGTATATTGCTTGTTTCACACCTTCAGATGTTACAGGGTTAGTGCTACCTTCGGTTGGAGCATCATCGAACGTTAGTTTGTCTTGCTTTTCATTTAAAGAATTTTTAATAAGCATAACGTCAGCTGCAAGTTCAGTAATTTCTTCCTCCAACTTTTCAATATTGACATCATTTATTTTATTCGTGAGAAGTTTGATATCACTCTCAATAGAGCTAACTCTGTTCTCCAACTCAGTTAAGTCTGTAGATTGTCCACCTGTAGCTACATTTTCAATCTCCTTCTTTAACCACAAAATTTGTTTTTCGTATGTTAAGCACTCTGCAAAGCTTGTCGGAATGACAAGCTGAGCAGAAATAGGACAATTAGTTTTCTTCATCTGATGATACCTCCTTACCTTCCAATTCATCAATTCTAGCTTCTAAAGAATCAATTTTATTCTTAAGCCAGAGCAACTGCATTTCATAAGTGTAACACTCAGCAAATGACCGAGGTATTACTAATTGTGTTCCACAATCAAAATCATGCATATCAATCACCTCCAATTTTAATTAAAGCATCTGAAAGAATATGTCATCAAATATTCTCCAAACTCTATTTAATAAGCTTTCAGCACTTATTAACATCTCGTAGTTCCAATCATAGTACTCATCATCTGTAAACTGATGATTCGTGCCATTTGCTGTAGTATCTGATTTACCACTGCTTGTTACAGTTGTGTTTGCACTTCCACTTGATACACCATTCTCAGTTCCATTGTTTGTTGAATCATTTTTACCTGTAACGTCAACATTTCCTGTGGAAGTTGATTTTACAACACCAGTACTCGCATCTTTAACAGACACATCATCTTTCAAAGTATTTGTAGACGTTCCAGCTTCTGTCGTGTCATGTACTAACTTATTATCTCCACTTTTCACATCAGTTGTTTCACCAGATGAAACAACATTATCAGTAGAATTATGAGTATTATCTGTTGTGACTTTACCTGTTACATCAACAATTTGACCATGCGTTAAGGTTACTTTACCTGTGTCAGTTGCTGTACTTTCTGATGTTGTATTTCCATTACTTTCACCATTTGATGTATCATTTGTTTTTGAGTAGACTGTTGTTGTACTGTCATCAGTTGATGAGCCACTCACATTGCTATGGCTTGACCCTTCATGATTTGTTGTAGTATCATTGATTTGAGCTGATGTTAAATACGTTCCATTCTCAATACTTGATAACGCATTTTGAGGTGTATCACTATATTTCTGAGTAGCATTACTTTTGCCAGTGAATAAATCACCACCAGTTGTATTCTGAGTATCTGTCTTATCATCATCTACAACAGTTGTACCCTCTGATTTGTTTTCGCCACTATTCTCAGTTGTTGAGTGTGTTGTTCCTTTAGCCTCAATCTTATTTGTATTATTACTATTCGTCACATCATCACCTGAGTTAGTTGTTTTATCTGTCGTGTTCTGTGTATTTTTATCAGTTGATTCATTTGTAGTGTTTGTAGTATTTGAATTAGAACCAGTATTTTTCTCATTGAATGTTGTAGTATCTGAACCAGTGAGAGAAGACGAAGTTGAACCATCGTTCTTATGAGTCCCATCAACTGTTTGTGCAGAGTCTGATTTTGATTCCACAACATCTAGTAAATCATTTGTTGTCTTATGACTATCCACGCTTGACGTAGTGTTAGCTCTTGTAACATCATTTTTATCTTCATGCTCATTTTCAGTTAAACTATTGTTGCTAGTTGTTGTATTGCTAACATCACTGTTATTACCATCACTTGTTATCTTATGAGTACGATAATTAGCAAAAATCTGTTTATCAAGTAATGAATATGTACCATTTATGTATTCATGATTATTCATCACTTTCTCAACAAGTGACATTCTCCAAAGAGGCCAAGTTTCTAAACCAATTTCATCCTTGAAAAAATGGAGTGCAAAACCAGCGGCGAATGGGTCTCTGTATTTCTCATCAATATAATTTAGTTCTGAACCGAATAAAGCTGACTTAGATGCATCGAGTAAAACCTGAGGGTCTTGTAGAGATTTATCACCAGCTGCTTCAAGCAGCTTATCCATAATTGCAATCGTATATTTAGCCATCGTTTTCTTCCTCCTTTTCAACAGTTGATTTTGGTTGTCCACCTGAATCACCATCCATATCAAAATATGGGTCAACATATGGCATGAACTCAGTATCTGCTGCTACAAGATTAACAGTAACATCCCAACCCCATCTTTTATTTATCTTATTTGCAAACTCAACACGATTAAGTAAACGAGAAGACATTGTGATAGTGTCTTGCATTCTATTCATCTGAATCTCACCATCAAGTAATCTTTCTTTTTTAGTTGTCTCACCTGTTATACCAAGCATATGACAAGCTTCATTCCAGATTGATTTTAATGTATCTAATAATTCGTTTCCAATATACTCTTTCTTCAAATCAAAAACCTTAACAGCTTCATCAATATTAGAAGTATTTTTAACCTGAATAACTGGTTCGAATCCGAAAATTCTGTTAAAGAAGTTTGTAAATGATAAACTTTCATTCTTGGTAGTTGCGACAATGTATGGTGTATTCTGTTGTTTAAGATTTGACCTAAATGTCATCTCAGTCTCCCACAACTTTTTAGCATACAAGTCAATCATCCATGTTAAGTTGTCGTGATTTCTATTATCATATAATACCTCGAATTCATCAGTCTGAATGTTTGCTGCATTGTAACCCATGCCTAGAATTGATGTTGGATAGCCGTATACTGTAAAAGCATTACCTTTTTTAGCATCAAAAACATAAGCAGTTGATAAAAATATGTCTGATTCTTTTACTTTATAAACTGCAGCAGAGCCATTGAAAAGTAAAATCTTTTCAAAATACCAAGGGTCACATGTGTCAGGTAAACCATGCCATTCAAATTGAGAAAGTGCCATACTCACTAAACGTGAACGCCAGTAATTATATATTTCTGTATTCTGTATAACAAGTTGTTTATCTTGTTTTCTCATATATTACCTCCTATATTAACAAAGGGTGGTGGACTATACCACCACCCAATTTATCTTGAAACTATAATCAGGATTTCTTAACGAACTTAACCTCATCTCCAACATTAGTTGTAGCACTGATGGAAGTCTCAGACTGATAAATCGTTCCGTTAACATCAATCTCAAGCTTGATAGCTGTGGCAACTGCAGATGCTGGGATAATAATTGCACCATATTTATGGATTGCAATACCAGCTTCAGTAGCTTCCTGAGTCTGTACAAATGAGAAGTTAGAGCCTGCAAGCATCTGTTTCTCTTTGTCAAGATTTGTGTTGATTGAAAGAACAACCGCACCAGCACTTTCACTCTTATCAGATACTGCCATAACATATGTCTCTGGCAAATCACCAATCGCTGAATCTGTTGCAAATGCAACTGCATTAGCGTAAGGAGAAGTTGAAACTGTCTTCCATACATTGTAGAAATAATTCCAGTACATACCAGATGCTACATACTTTTCAGTAAACTTAGCATTGTTATCATAAACTTGGAACCAGTCCTCATCAATCATAACTGCTTTAACATCTTTCATAAGAGCAAGCTCTGCATCGGTAATATCCTCAATCATATCAGAATTCTCTTTGATGATAGAAAATCTATCATTATCAAAAGAGGTGAAATCATCAATGAGATACAAACTACCCATGAATGTTGCCTTATCCATGTTAAATGCTGCTGCCAGAACCTCAACGTCGTATGCTGCATTATACTGAGAATCCATGAAAATAACCTGTCTCTCACGTGGAGTATTATTAAGAACTCCAGCTGCATTGTAATCTTTAGACATGAAAGTCAGCTGATTTGAGGTTGCACGGAACTGCTTAGCTGCAACTGTCATATCCGAACCATCACCAATTGAGAGTGGTTTAAAAGTACCTTTTGCAACACTCTTGATAATGAGATACTTAAATAATAAGAACTCATCATATTCAGCTGCGGTGTAAACCTGCTGAACAATAGTTGCAATAAGATTCTGTACGCCATCCATAGAGGTGAATGCCTGATACAAATCTTGGTCTTGAACAGTTACCGGGTACTGAACGCGCCAATTCATAATGTGGAATGCAGAACGTACGTCAGGTAAGCTTCTCTTGAACTCTCGTTCCGGTGCCTTCTCAACAGAGAATTCGCGAACATTTGCAATACCTACAAAAATCTCTTCTACAGTTTCACCGAATTCAAGGTAACCTTTCTTAAGTCTGGAATATGGGTTATTGAATGTTGCACTCTTAACTCGCACTAAAGCAATACGATTGATAAGAGCTGACAAAAACTGGTTTGCCATTGCTGGATAACCCATAAATACATCACCAACTTTACTTACTTCAGATGCCTTTGTAACCTCAGGAACTAAATCCTGATACTCTGCAGACGCATTTGCACGAATAACATTAAGGATATCAATCGTAGACGCCTGTAAAACACTATTTGCTAATTTTTTTGCCATTTTTACTGTACCTCCTCTGCAATAAATAATTCCTCATAAGTTGTAGGAACCTCAATCTCCTCTTCAGTCCCTGCCTGCTCATCAACCTGTGCTGTAACTTCAGAGTCGTGGTCATGAGGAATACCCTCGCCTTTGAAGAAAGCAGCTTTAAATCGTTCATTCCAATCACCATTGACTTTATCAAGCTCTGCAGTCAATCTGGCAATTTCTTCACTACCGTCATTGGCTTCTTTATCTAATCCCTGAATTGCTTCAATCGTTTCAGCTGATAAATTTAATGGTTTCAGAATTGGTTTTAACTCATCCAAATTAATCATGTGATTTCTCCTTTCTATAAGATGATTGTTATTCAACCAACAGAGCACTATGTCATGTCAGCCAAGCAACTTTTTTATTAACCTTACCTATATTATAAAATATGAACATATGTTTGTCAACTATTTTTCTGACAAATTATTTTCATCACCACACTGCCACCCATGCGCATCATGCGAACACCAAAGCGAACAACTGTTCACTCACCAAAGCGAACAACTGTTCACCCAACGATGCGAACAATTGTTCGAGCTACAATTTTCGAACGGTTGTTCGGTCTGAGCGCACGCCGCGTGGGGTGGGGAATTATGTTTGCGTTGAGTTTTGCATGATTTCTATTTATATACC